AGTAAGTTCATGAGTTTAGAAGTTATGTGGCCTGCCAGTGAGAATGTTGTGAATTATGATATTACAGAATTAATTTTTCATGGTGCGATGGAATATGATGATAGTGGTAGGGTAATCGGACAAGCTAAAGGTAGTGCTAGAATGCTACAAGGTATGATAAAACAAGTCAACCAACATGTTCAAAAACACTATAAGATATCCAAACCAAACTTTGTTAAAGTTCCAAAACATCAAGATTTTGGAAAGATGAAAGATAAATACATTGGTAGATTACAAAAATTACAAAATGAATATGCTCTAAAAGACGATGATACCTTTGCTCTATATCATCAGATGTATTGGGAAGAATTTATTTTTAATGCGAGTAAACAATTTAACTTTAAAATTACAAATAAAATTTTAGTTAACTTAACTAAACGATGGGCATTTTTTGATAAATCATATACTATACCTATGATAAAAAAAGACTTGAAAAAACATCCTAAATTTTTAGATTGGGTGTTAACTACAGATAAGGTGGATAAAAACAGAATGGTTAAGGATAATATGAAACCATTTGAAGAATTGTTTTTTGAAGTCGGTGCTGAAATATTAAAGAATATGGATGGGTGGTTAGCTGTTAATCCAGCAAAGTCAGTTCAGAACATGAGAAAGAAACTCAAAACTGCAATTAAAGCTGTAAAAGGTGGTGGTGATTTAAAAAAATTAAATAGATTAAAAGTACAATTGGATAGATTAAATGCTATTGGTGGATTTGATGCTGTTGTTCCGACAGAGGGAATTGTCTTTAAATACAATGGAAGTGTTTATAAATTTACAGGTGCTTTTGCTCCTATTAATCAAATAACAGGTTTGATGTTCTTCTAATGGTTAAGTTAAAAGATTTAATAAACGAAATTTATGCCATGACACCCATGAAACATGATGAATGGTATCCAGCACATACAAGAGATGCTTTACAATGGACATTGACTCAAAATTATGTTCCTTTATATCCAAAACAAATAGAAAATTTATTTGGAAAAATACCTGTAAATGCTTTTCATTCTACTAGCCCACACAACATAGAAAGTGTATCAAAAATACTTGGTAAGAAAAAATCAATATCAACATTTACCAAAGCTAACAAATCATCAGGATTAGCAAAAGGTCGAGGTGTTCAGACTGGTAGTGGTGGTGTGGTTTTTTATGTTGAAGGATTACTATTAGGTCGTAAAGCTGAAGATTTTGATACCGTGCCAGATAGAACTGGTCGTAGGTGGGTACAAGGATATCATATATTTGGTGGTAATGATGTTGTAAGAAAAGCTATTAGGAAAGCTAAATTACCTGATTATGGTGAATGGAGAGATATAGAACAAGAAATCGTAGATGAAGTTGAAGATGATCCTAAAAACAAAGATTTACGATTTACTCAACAAACGGAAATAATCAAGAAAAAATTAGGACCTATAGTTCAAAAACATATTAAAAAATATATTGATACTACAAATGCTTTGTTAAAAAAACACAAGAATAAAGTACAAGATAATATGAGAACAAAGAATAAAGAAAACTCTTCTTATTGGAATGAGATATTAATTTACAATACAAAGGTAATAGATTGTTTTGTTTTAAAAAGAGTTTGGGATGATTATTATTTTAAAAACGATAGTCGTGACACTAAATCATACAAGTCAGAGTTATTAAAAATAGTGCCAGAGAACAAGGTTACGGTTGGAACTCCAGCACAATTTAGAAAATGGTATACAACAAGAGAAGGTGAAATTACGGTATGAGTAATATAGAAAAAATTAAAAAAATGGTAAAGGGTATTTATAATCGCCCTATACAAACTGGATATGAGGGTAAAACTCTTCAAATGAGAAAAGAAGGCGAAGAGTGGACAGATGCTCGTGGTCGTAGTTGGGTTATGACAGGTGGTAAAAGAAAACAAATTACAAAAGTACCACCAAGAGGATTTGACAAGTGTAATGATTGTGAAAAGTTAATTTTAAAAACAATCGACCAACAAACTTATGACCGTATGGGAAGATGTAAATATTGTCAGATAGATTTTGAGATGAAATTAAAAAGAGAAGGTAAGTGGGAAGATTGGGTTAAAGATATGGAAACTAAAAGATGGGAATCTGTGCTTGCTGAATATGAATCTGAAATGAAAAATATAAAAGAATCCGATGGTGCTTTTGATAAAACTGTGGCAAATGCTATCGCTAATCACGAACATAGAAAATGAGTAACTTAAAACAAGCTATAAAACAAAATTATTTAAAGTGTGCTAAAGATCCTTCATATTTTATTAATGAGTTTTGTGTAATACAACATCCTCAGAGGGGTAAGATAAAGTTCAAACTTTATCCTTATCAGTATGATGTGTTAGATGAGTACGCCGAACACGACTATAACGTCATACTAAAATCTCGTCAGTTAGGTATATCAACTCTAACAGCTGCTTATTCATTATGGATGATGTTGTTTAATGCAGACAAAAACATTTTATGTATTGCTACTGCAAAAGATACTGCAAAAAACTTGGTAACAAAAGTTCGTGTGATGTATGAAGGACTACCACAATGGTTAAAAACTGCTATTGTTGAAAACAATAAATTATCGTTAGTGTTCAAGAATGGTTCACAGATAAAGGCAATTGCTTCTAATGAATCTGCTGGTCGTTCTGAGGCACTATCTCTATTAATCTTAGATGAGGCTGCTTTCATTGATAGAATTGATACGATATGGACTGCTGCTCAACAGACACTTGCTACTGGTGGTAAGTGTATTGCTATATCCACACCTAATGGTGTGGGTAATTGGTTTCATAAAACTTGGATGGATGCGACAGATGGTATAAATAAATTTAATACTGTTAAACTCCATTGGACAGACCATCCTGAAAGAGACGAAAGTTGGAGAATAGAACAAGATAAGATATTAGGACCGAGTAAGGCAGCTCAAGAATGTGATGCTGACTTCTTAAGTTCTGGTCGTTCTGTTGTTGATCCTGCTATATTGGAATGGTATAAACAAAATGTATGTTGTGAACCAAACGAGAAAAGTGGGTTTGATAGAAATTTATGGATATGGGATTATCCAAATTATGATAAGAATTATTTAATATGTGCTGACGTAGCTCGTGGAGATGGAACGGATTATTCAGCCGCTCAAGTTTTTGATATAGAAGGTATGGAACAGGTTGCTGAATATAAAGGTCAGTTAGGAACAACCGAGTTTGGAAACTTTCTTATAGAGTTAGGGACTAAATATAATGATGCTCTACTTGTTGTGGAAAATAACAACATAGGTTGGGCTACACTACAAACAATTATTGATAGAGGGTATGAAAATCTCTTTTATCAAGAAAAAAATCATCTCATTGTGGATGAGGACATTCAACATACAAACAAATATAGAAGTATAGATAGGAACAAGATACCTGGTTTTACTACATCAATGAAGTCTAAACCACTCATTGTTGCAAAAATGGAAGAATACACTCGTGAAAAGATGGTAAAAATAAAATCTACACGATTAATTGATGAACTTTTTGTATTTATATATAAGAATAGTAAAACTGAAGCCCTTGAAGGATATAACGATGACCTTGTTATGTCGTATTCTATTCTTCTGTGGATAAGGGATACGGCTATCCGTATTCAATCAGAGAGAAACGAGTTTCAGAGTAGTTTGGTTGGTGCAATTGGAAACCTAAATGGTAATACAACTGTAATGACACCATCTGCTCCAAAAAATAATCCGTATAAGGTAAAACTTAAAAACGGAGAAGAAGAAGATTTAACTTGGCTATTGGGGTAAAACATGGCAGACAATTTATTTACAAGACTTGGTAGATTATTTCAATCTAACGTAATTATCAGAAAAACTGATGATGACCGTTTGGTGGTAAAAGATTTAGATTTTACACAAACAAGTCTTACATCAAATTTTATTGACCGATATCAGAGGTTGATACAAAATACATATTCGAATCCATATTCGGTTGCTCAAAATAGACGAGCTGCATATGAGGTTAGAAAACACGACTTATTCAAAGATTATGAGTTGATGGATCAAGACCCGATTATTGCTTCTGCTCTTGACATATATTCAGACGAAAGTACGGTTACAAATATTGAGGGAGAAATTTTAAAAGTAAAAAGTGAAAATGTAAAAGTTCAAAAGATTTTACACAACTTATATTATGATGTAATGAATATTGAATATAATTTGTGGAGTTGGATTCGTAACATGACCAAGTATGGTGACTTTTATCTTCAGTTGGATATTGTAGATAAGTTTGGTGTTGTAAATGTTAAACCAATTAGTGCTTACGATATTACAAGGTTGGAAGACCACGATCCTGTTAATCCTCAATTAATTCAGTTTGAAATAAACATGGAGAAAAAAGAGATAAAAGAAAATTATGAGATGGCTCATTTTCGTGTTTTATCCGATACAAACTTTTTACCATACGGGCGCTCAATGTTAGAAAATGGAAGGAAGATATACAAACAATTGACTTTGATGGAAGACGCTATGTTGATTCACAGAATTATGAGGGCGCCCGAAAAACGAGTTTTTAAGGTTGATGTTGGAAACATACCACCAAGAGAAGTCGAACAATTTATGCAAAGAATCATCAACAAGATGAAGAAGACACCTGTTATTGACCAAAACACAGGTGATTATAATTTAAAATATAATGTAGAGTCAGTTACAGAAGATTACTTTCTACCTGTTCGTGGTGGAGATAGTGGAACTGAAATTGATACTTTACCTGGTCTGTCTAATAACGATGCAATAGATGATATTGAATATTTAAAAAACAAGTTGATGGCTAGTTTAAGAATACCAAAAGCTTTCTTAGGATATGAGGAAGGTTTAAGTGGTGGTAAAGCTACACTTGCTGCTGAGGATGTTCGTTTTGCTCGTACAATCGAAAGGTTACAAAAGATTATCGTAAGTGAATTGACTAAGATTGGTATTGTCCATCTTTACTCACAAGGATTCGATGATTCTGATTTGATTGATTTCTCATTAGAGTTACAGAATCCATCTATGATTCACGAACAAGAAAAAATTGAGTTGATGAGTCAACAACTTGATATTGCTGAAAAGGCAATTGATAGTAAATTGTTTAGTCGTAAATGGATATATGATAATATATTTGATTTAAGTGATGAACAAAAAATAACTATTTACGATGGAATCGTAGAAGACACGAAACAAAAGTTCAGATTAGAACAAATAGAGGCAGAAGGTAAAGATCCTGCTAAAGAACCACCACCAGAAGAAGGTGAGGGTGAAGACGATTTTTCAGTAAATAGACCGAAAGGTAAATGGGGTGGAAGTAAAAAAGACCCGTTTAAAGATAGAGAGGATATGGAAGATAAGTATGGACATGAAAGTTTGAAAGATGTCGATAGGTCATATGGAAAGAGAGATTTTAAAGGTAAATCACCTCTTGCCACATCGAAAGCTAGTACGGTTATTGCTCGTGAAGGTATGTTAGACCAACTCAAAGAAAAATTTCCTAAAAAGAAATCATCAATGTTGAGTGAAGATAACATAATAAAAGAGTAATTACCTACTTTATCTAAATTCTGTTATATTTATATATGAATAATTGTATCAAAATACTTTGGAATAACATATGAGCAAATTTAAGCATAGTAAATTGAGAAATACGGGATTACTCTTTGAGTTCCTTTTAAGACAAGTCACCGTAGACGTTTTAAACAAAAAAAAGGAATCACCAGCTCTTAAAATCATTAAAAGTAGATTTAATGAAAACACCGAAATAGGAAAAGAACTGGCTCTCTATAATCTTATTATGACTAAAAAGTTTAAGTCAGACAAAAAAGCTGACTTTTTTTTATCGGAAGTGATAAGACAAAGGGGTAGATTAAATAATGCCGTTTTACGGAGAGAGAAGTATAACATTATTGCTTCTATAAAAGAATCATATGATGTAAATCAATTATTTAGTTCTAAAGTTCCAAATTATAAAACCTTTGCCTCTGTCTATAAATTATTTGAAGGTATAGAAGAAATGGGTGCTGACGAAAAAACAGAAAGTTATTTTATAATAATCGAAAATGTCACAACCATGAAACATACCAAAAATAAATCTTATATACCAGAAGAGTTTAAGGATAAAGATTTAAGAATACTTTCTTACAAAACACTGTTAGAAAAGTTCAATAAAAAATATACTAATCTTTCTGATGAACAAAAACATGTTCTTAAAGAGTATATTAGTAATATTTCTAATACCAATAACTTTTCTGTATTTGTAGAAACACAAATACCAAAACTTAAAAGGAAGTTAAATGGTAAGATTAAGAAAGTAAAAGATAAAGTATTAAAAATTAAATTACAAGAAGCAATCAATTGTGTTGATAAGTTCTGTTTAAACGAATCAAAACAAACAAATGACAACTCTGTTGTTCAATTGTTGAGATACTATGAACTCGATAAAGAACTCTCCAAAGTTTGATTCCATAATTAAGGAACTAGCAAATAAGTTATTCCAAAGAAAGTTGAGTGAGATAACTACAACTGCCAGTATTGATACTTATCAAACACCTTATGCTTTTAGTAAAAAGGGAATGAAAAAGAAGAGGAAGAAAAATATTGAAAAACAAACTGGATATAAGTTTGTTGATGAAGCTTTATCTAATGATGATATCAAAAAGATAAAGAAGGAAATAAGAAAAGAAGTCTCAGATATCCTTTTTGATATTTGGGTTAAACGAAGCTCTTGGGGAGGTAAATAATGTCAAGGTATCAAGCAGATCCAAATGACCCGAAAAAACAAATACCAAAACAAACTAACTCACATAACACAGCTGGTATTGCTGTTTTTGCTACAGATGCATTAGCACAAGTTGCTAATCCAGCTACAGGAACTATGACCTATAGTCAACAAAGTGACAAAATTTTTATTTACAATGGAACTGCGTGGAAAACTTTCACTAGGGATTAATTTAGGATAATATAATGAATAAAAAATTATTAGTAGATGTAAGACCATTTGAAATTTCTCGTCAAAAGATTGATGAGAGTATAAAAGAAAACGATGGTCGTTTAATTGTAAAAGGTGTATTACAGAGAGCTGAGTCAAAGAACCAAAATGGTAGAGTATATCCAAGAGAGGTTCTTATGAAAGAAACTACTAAATATTTAGACGAACAAGTTTCTGAAAGAAGAGCTCTTGGAGAACTTGACCATCCAGATTCATCAGTTGTGAATCTAAACAATGCGTCACATAATGTTATAGAAATGCATTGGAAGGGTGATGACCTTTTAGGAACTGTAGAAGTTCTATCAACACCTGCTGGAAACATTTTAAAAGAATTATTTAAATCAGGTATTAAACTTGGTATCTCATCAAGAGGATTAGGTTCAGTAGAACCAATGCGTGAGGGAGAAGGGGATACTGTAGAAGTTCAACCAGATTTTGAACTTATTGCTTTTGATTTTGTATCTAATCCATCTACACATGGAGCTTTTATGAGACCTGTTAACGAAGGTGTAGAAAAACAAAAACCTGAAACAAGAATCGAATCTATTATTAACTCTATAATGAGGGGATAATATGCCTTCGGTTTCCAAGAAACAACAGAAGTTCATGGGAATTGTTCGGTCAATCCAAAAGGGTGAACAACCTGCTAGTAAATTTTCCAAAGATGCTCAGAAAGCTGCAAAAAAAATGAAAAAAAGTAGTGTTAAAAAATATGCTAAAACTAAACACGATACTTTACCGATAAAAAAAGAAAGTTATACTTCTAATATGATGAAAGCTGTTCGTAAAGGTGGAACGGCAGGACCTTGGGATATTATTGTAAGTAAGAATAATAAGATAAAGAAACGAGTATCTGTAAAAAATCTAAAAGAAATTCCAGCATATATGAATGATGTAAAGAAAGCATATCCAAATCACAAGATTGGTATAGAGGCAAAAAGTGGTAAGATTGTGTATAGAGAGGGAAGAGACTATAAAGACGAGTACAAAAAATTTCAATCTTCTACAAAGGCTAAAAAATATAGAGCAGAATTAAATAAGTACAATCGTAAGAAAGGTACTTATGGAAATGGTGATGGTAAAGATGCTTCTCACAAGGGTGGGAAAATTGTAGGTTTTGAGTCACAATCTAAAAATAGAGGACGAGCTGAAAAGAGTCGTCTTAAAAAAGAAGACATCCGACAAGAGATAGAAGAATATGTTGATGGTATCTTGGATGCTATTGGAGAAGAATTTATGGTGAATGAGGCTTTAAGACCAAGTGATAAAAAAGTATTGATGGTGATTGGTAGAGATATCATTAATAATATCAAAAAGAAAAATAAAAATTTAAAACCAAGTAAACAATTAGGACAAGCATTAAACTCTATATTCAGAGCTATGACTCGTCCAAAGGATGATGCTAATTACAAACAATATAAAAAGTATTTTCCAAAGTACAATCATAAATTACTCAATAGATTAGCTAAAACATATATGTCAGAACCATTCAATGTTCAAAATACGTTTATCAAAAGAGTTATGGATTATGGTCTTAAAGAAGTGGTAAAAGAAGAAATATGTTTATGTGAGGCTTGTCAAAAAGGATACATGACTCATCCCACTCGTAAGACAAAGGTTATGTTTGGTAAGAGATACAGAAATTGTATTAAGGCAGAGGGTAATGTAAATGAAGAATCTAAGGCAATCAAACAGATTTCAAATTTAGCTAAAAAGAATAAATATGGAACTGTTGATGGAACTCGGATGAATGCTAAAACTGCTAACTTGATTATGAAAATTTATAATCACCCAAAGATGAAGACTTACAAAAAGAAACTTGATACATATAAATCACATGAGTTGGTTGATATGACCATAAACATGTCAAAGATTTTAAAGATAAAAGAATCAATAAAAGAGTATAGTGGGTTTAGTGGAATGAATCAATGGCAAAGAGATGCACTTGCTAAACAAAAAGGTTCTCCTATGAAAAAATCGTCACCAAAAGTAAAGAAAGCTCAAGACGCTTGGTCAAAAAAATACATGGTAAAAGGTGGTGGAATGAATATAAAAAAATTAAAGAAAGATGGTCACCCACCATTTCCTACTGATAAAAACTACAATAAATTAATAAAAAAGTTTCCCTTTTTGAAAGAAGCTGATTTAGGACTTACATATAAAAAAGGTAAAACAGTAAAAGTAAAACACAAAACATCTGGAAAAAGTATTGTTATCGTAGATAAACCAAATGTAAGAAAAGAATATGAAAAAATAGGATATTATGCTGAGTCTGTAAATGAGGGTTGGACAGTCAATATAAAACTTAAAGAAGGTTCTTGTGGATATGGTATAGATGGACAACTTGGTAGTGAACCAGCAGGTCCTCATCTTTTAAAAAAGAAGAAAAAGAAAAAAGACGAGGTATCACTTGGTGGTAGAATGTCTAAAAAGATTAGTAAACATAAAGGTACAAGAAATAAAGCTGAAGTGGGAAAGATATTAAAGTATCTTATGAAAAAGGGTGACACTAAAAAAGATGCTTTAGATAAAATTGAACAGAACTATGATTATGTTTCTAAAAAATATAGAACTGCTCCTATATCAAAAAAGGCAGAAATACTTACATCATTACAAGAATCTGTAAGTGAAAAAATTAAACTAAAAAGTAAATCAGGTATGGGTACTATAAGTCATGTTGGTATGCCAAAAGCATCAAAGGGTGTTGAAAAATTATTTAAGATTGCTGATACTGGATTTGGAAAAGTGGGTGGACAAACTGTAGATAGTATGTCAGCTAATTTATTCAAACAAATTTATAATAAAGCAAATGATGATATCAAAAAGAAATTAAACACAAAAAACGAAAAACAATTAATAAGGATTCTTGCTGGAATGTGGGATAAATTTGGAAAAAATGTTAAGATAGGGAGTAGTTTATAATGGCCGAAGTAAAAAAAGTAATCAACAATAAATCAGATTATCATATACAAGACCAAAAACATGCTATCAATCAACAATTGGTTGATATTATAAAGTTTAGACAGAACAAGAAATGGTATATTAGTATATCTGTGGTAGCACTTTTCTCCACTATCCTTGCTCTTATGATTTACTTTATGAGTAATGGTGTAGATGTACAAAGTGGATGGAAAGAAATCTTATTATTGATGTTAGGTGGTTTTGTAGGTTCATTTGCTAAAGTAATAGATTTTTGGTTTAACAACGCTGAAGATGATGTTAAACTATTAGAACACGCTGACGATTAAGGAGTTAGGTTATGAGTTTTTTAACAGCAATAGGAAAAGCCGCTGGTAGTTTACTTGGTGGTGATGCAATTAAAGACATCGGAAATATAGTAGATGACCTACATACTTCAGGTGAAGAAAAGGCAGAAGCAAAACAAAAGATTACACAGATACTAGCACAAGCCGAACAGGCTGCTCAAGCTCAAGTATCTGCTCGTTGGGAAGCTGATTTAAAACATGGTAGTTGGTTAAGTAAAAACATTAGACCACTAACATTAGTTTTTCTTACTGCTGTATTCGTAATATTAAGTGTATTTGATGGTAACATGGGTGAGTTTACAATAGGTGAGGCATATGTGCCTGTATATCAGACTCTACTTATGACTGTATACGCTGCATATTTTGCTGGTCGTTCAATTGAAAAGGTTAAAAAAGTAACAAAATGATAAGTTTAAAGTCATTAGTAAAGTATGTAAGAGAAGCTAAAATCACACCACCAAAAAAAGGTGTGGAAACTCCTTTAGATGCAAAGGTACAGATACCAGGTTTTGGTGTAATGACTAGAAAACAAATGCAAGGTAGTATCAAACGATATATTGCTGAAGTAAATAAATACATAAAAAAAGGTGACGCTGAATCAGCGTATAGTGTTTTATATAAACGAAATGTTTTGAAAGGTTTCTTAGAAACTGAAATGAAACATAGTGGAAAATAAAATGATTGAGAAGGAAACCAAATAAGATAATATTTATAATTATGAAAGACTATATCATACATAACGGAAAAAAGTATAAAAAAATAGACGAAAGTCTCGATAGAAAAGTAACTGTAAAAGAAGTTCGTTCTTGGTTAAAAAAATTAGAAGAGTTTCGTTATCGTAAAGTAAAAAGTGTTGATGCTAGAAGAGTTGCTTCATTCATCAATAATGGTCTAAGTGAAACAGATTTACCGATGTCTCTACAGAAAAAGTGGAGTCAAGCCAGATACGGTAGAGAAAAACATCTGGCAGATAAATTTATTAAAGAAAAAATTAGTCAGAAACTTGCTCAAAACGAGGGTGTCGAAATGAAAAACATAAAGTTAATGGGAATGGTAGAAGATATTGCCGTTCGTGAAGAAAAACCACAAGTTAATAAATTCGAAGTAATCGAAGCTGTTAAAAACTATCAGACGATAGGTGGACAACTTTTTAAAGATAATGGTATTATTGAAGTTGCTAAACAACTTGTTGGTATTGCTGAATCTGCTCAAAATCATGTTTTGAGTGAAACTGATGATTGGTTTGATGCTGTTTCTGTTAAGAGAAACATGAAAGAATTAAAGGGTATGACTTCTCAGTTTAAGAAAGCTGCTCTTGAGGCTAACGCTGTTAATGAAAGACTAAACGCTCTATATGAAGATATGGGAAATATTTTAAATAGATACTATGATATAGAAGAGGCTATGGATCCTGTCGGTAAAGAAGACGGAGATATTGATAATGACGGAGATAAAGATGATAGTGATGATTATCTAGCAAAGAGACGTAAAGCTATTTCTAAGGCAATCAAAAAGAAAAATGGAGATAAGTAGTACATTTGTTTATGTCTCATTGACATTATGGCAAATAGGTTTTATAGTAGGGATACTTTTAAAATTATTTTATAAACCAAATGAGAAAAAAGTTTTTAAAAATATTTCAACACCAAAAGCTGTTGAAGTCGAACTACCTCAATCTGTTAAAAAAGAAATCGGACATGTAGACATCCAAATGAGAAAAAATATAGCATTACAGAAACCAACTACTGCTTCTGTAAAGTCAGATGAGGTAATTAAAGGTAAAGTATCAACACAAAAGGATAAACTTAAACAAATTAGAAGAGGTTAAATATGGCTAAAGGTTTAGATTGTGGAACATCATTTTATATTGCTGCTACAGAAGACAGTATAAAAAAACAAAGAAATGCTTTCTTGACTGTTGATGGTGAAGTTAAACAAGTAAAATTAATGTTAAAAAGACAAAGAATTCCTTTTGTAGAGAAAGCTGGTAAAGTTCATATTGTTGGACAACATGCTTTTAACTATGCTCAAATATTCTCTACATCAGAACTTAAACGACCAATGAAAAGTGGTCTACTAAATCCTACTGAGAAAGATGCTCTACCTGTTTTAAATGCTATAATAGGTGAGTTACTTGGGGATGCTAAAGAAGGAGAAACATGTGTATATTGTATTCCATCTAAACCTATTGATGTCCAACGAGAAGTTTCATATCACGAGGATGTATTGAGAACGATAATAGAACAATACGGATATTCCGTAAAGAAGATAGAGGAGGCAGTTGCCATTGGTTATGAGGGTTTGGTTGACACACAACTAACTGGTGTAGCCATTTCAATGGGAGCTGGAATGTGTAACATAGCTGTTATGTATCAAGGGATGACTGCCCTATCTTTTAGTGTGAGTCGTGGTGGTGATTGGGTTGATGAAAATGTTGCTATGGATACAGGTGTACCAAGAGCTAAAGTTACAAGTATAAAAGAAACTTCAACTACACTTGATTTATCTTCTGCTAATTACCAAAACATTTACGAGGAAGATACAGACGAAGCTAATGTTCTGATTGCTATCCGTTCTTATTATGGTGCTCTTGTGAACTATCTTTTAACTAACCTAAAGGTTCAGTTTGAGGGTGTTGAGAATGTTCCTAATTTTCCAGATCCAGTTCCTATCGTAATAGGTGGTGGTACTTCTTTGGTTAAGGGATTCTTAGATGTATTCAATGAACAATTTGACCAAAATGATTTTCCAATTCCTATTTCTGAAATCGTACACATAGAAGATGCTCATACAGCAGTTGCTAGAGGGTGTTTATCTGAGGCACAATTAATTGAAGAAGATGAAGAAGATTAATGAAAACACTACGTCAAATGGTTCTCCTGGTACAAAAGGATATACTGGATATGTCCCTACAGAAAAATACAACTCTTATAAATCAAGATTGGCTAAAATAATAAAGAAAACTACTGGATATGATTTAGTAGATTTAGAACCATTAGATCCTGATACAATTGACGTAAATGATAATGAAATAAACAAAGACGATGTTACAGACATTAATATTTCTACAGATAAAAGACATAAAGAACTTACAAAAGACTTTGAAAAACAAATGAAAGAAAGTTTACCTAAATTGAAAGATTTAATATTATAATGAAAAGTAAACGAAAGGGTTACAAAATGTTTCAAAAGAAAAGAAAAAAGAAAAAACAATCATCCTTACTTTTCGTGGACGCTACAAACAAAAGTCCTGAAAGAGCTATATCAGAATTCAAAAGAAAAGTAAAAAACTCTAATCTACTTAGAGAGTTAAGAGAAAGAGAATTCTACGAAAAACCATCTGCTGCTCGAAGAAAGAAAAAAAAGTTAAGACTAGCTAAAATCCGTTCTTTACATTTAGATGATTAGGTTTTCTTTTTTTCTATATACTTATATGTAACCTCAATACTCTGTGTGTGTACAGAGTCTAAAAAATTAATCCTTAATTAAAGTTCCAGAATAACTTTATTCCAATACAAATAGTATGGGAGACATTATTATG